ATGCAATAAAAGAAGCGGGTCATCCTACGTTGGCCGAATATATAAGGAAAATGTAAATGGCTTTTAACGGAAATTTCCTGTGTACTTCGTTCAAGGTAGAGATTTTGAAGGGCGTACATACTTTCACTGCGGCAAGCAACGTTTTTAAACTGGCGCTTTATACTAACAGCGCAACTTTAAATGCAGCTACCACTGCTTACACGGCAACAAATGAAGTCGCCCAAGGTGACAGTACAAACTACCCAGCAAAAGGTCAGTTTGTTACCACGGTAACGCCGGTTGCCATCGGAACTACCGCTCTTGTGGATATGGCAGATGAAGTGTTTTCCAATGTGACCATATCGTCGGTTAGAGGCGCGTTGATTTACAACGAAGCAGCAACAGGTGACCCTTCAGTTTGTGTGCTAGACTTTGGCGCGGACAAAGGTGCAAGTTCTGGTGACTTCACCATTGTTTTTCCTGCGGCTGATGCGAGTAATGCAATTATCAGGATAGCTTAACATGGCAATAGTTCTAGGAAATCGTGCAAAAATGTCCACCAGTACCACGGGTACTGGAACGATTACCTTGGGTAGCGCCCTGTCAGGGTATCAAACGTTTGCACAGGCGGGTATTACCAACGGTCAAACGGTTCGTTATACGATTGAAGACGGCACGGCTTTTGAAATAGGCAGTGGCGTTTTTACTTCTAGCGGCACAACGCTTACACGGAATGTCACGGAAAGCTCTAATTCGGATAACGCTATTAATCTTAGCGGTAACGGTGAGGTGTTTATCACGGCGGCTGCGGCGGATATATTTGTTAATGATGGTGCGTCGAATCTGACAACAACAGGTGTTGGCACATTTGCTTCGCTTGATATAAGTGGCAACATTGACGTTGATGGGATAACTAATCTTGATGTGGTAGATATAGATGGGGCTGTAAATATAGCCGCAGACTTAACTATCGCCAGCACTAATAAGATTTTGTTCAACGATGCTAGTCAGTTTATCCAAGGTAGTAGCGCAACAGTTCTTACTATAGCAGCTACGGATGAAATAGATTTAACTGCAACGACCATTGATATAAACGGCGCGGTAGCCTTGAACGGCGCGGTTACGGGGGCTACCAACGTTACTCTTAGCGGTGAGTTAGACGCTGCAACAGGAGACTTTGCAACCAGTATTGCCGTGGCGAATGTGGGCATTTCAACGGGCGTCATTGACCTAAAGAATGGTGGGTCACAGTCTTATATTAGGTTCTATTGCGAGTCGAACAACGAACACTATGCACAACTACAGGCTCCTGCCCACGGATTGTTTAGCGGGGACGTAACACTAACACTTCCCGCGACTACAGATACTATCGCAGGCATTGCCGCAACGCAGACGTTTACAAACAAGACGCTTACTGCGCCTAAGATTGCTGACGGCGGTTTTATTGCTGACGCTAATGGCAATGAGTTGGTTGTGTTCCAAACGACAGGCTCTGCGGTTAATGAATTAGAAATTACTAATAACGCTAGTGGCAGCAATCCAATTATTGCAGCTACGGGCGGTGATACAAATATCGGTATTGCTCTAACCCCCAAGGGTACGGGCGAGATTGTAATTGCTGCGGGTAATTTAAATTATGCTGGCACTGCAATAACGACTACAGGTGCAGAAATAAACTTGATCGACGGTGGTACATCTAGGGGAACCACAGCGGTAGCAAGCGGTGACGGCATTTTAATTAACGATGCTGGCACAATGCGTATGACCAACGTAGACACAGTGTCTACTTATTTCTCTGGTCATAGCGTAGGTGGCGGTAATATCGTAACTACTGGCGCGTTAAACTCTGGGTCTATTACGTCTGGGTTTGGCGCAATAAATAACGGGGCAAGCAACATAACCACAACGGGCGTTGGAGCTTTTGGGTCTTTAGACATATCAGGTGCTATTGACGTTGATGGGACAACAAACCTTGATGTCGTAGACATTGATGGCGCGGTAGATATGGCAAGCACACTGCTAGTGGCAGGTGTTCTTACGGCCAACGCAGGCGCTGTATTTAACGAAGGTTCCGCTGATGTAGATTTTAGAGTTGAATCCAACGGCAACGCAAATATGGTTTTTGTCGATGGTGGCAATGACAAGGTAGCTATTGGCACGGCTACTGCAACAGCCATGTTAACTGTTGCGGGTAGCCTTAAACCCATAACTTATCAAGAGACATATATAGCAAAGAGTGCTGCGTCCACTGTGACCTGTGACCTAGCTACGGGTACTTCTTTTAGTGTGACGTTGGATCAAAACACCACGTTTGCTTTCACCAATCCTCCGGGGTCAGGCACAGCGTTTAGCTTTACGTTGTTTGTTACACAGCACAGTACCGCTGTTACGTTAACATGGCCCAACACAGTCGATTGGGCTGGCGGCTCTGCACCAGACGCGGCGGGTAATAACGCGGTTCAAGCATACGCCTTCTTTACCCGCGATGGCGGCACGACATATTATGGTTTCTTGGGAGGAACCGCCATTGCCTAGATCATTTGATAGTGTTTTTTATGGCGCGGCTGGTGGCGGAGAGGACCTACCATCAGACCCAAGCTTTAACCTTGTAGGGTTCCTCAGTCATTTTGACGGTGCTAACAACGGTGTAAACAATGCGTTTGATGATGGCTCTACAAACAATCACACAGTCACAGCCAACGGCAATGTAACTCAGGGCAGCTTTGGACCTTTCGCCTTGGGCAGCACAGCAGTGTATGACCCTGCGGTGAACGGGGCATCTGCATTCTTTGATGGCACTGGTGATTATTTGTCAATGGATGGCCCCGGCACTTTAGCAGCAAGTGCTAATTGGTGCATGGAGTGTTTTTTTTATTGTAATGATAGTGACCCCGGTATCGTTAGAATTATGAGTGTCAATGAAGCTACGGATGCAGATGCCTTTACGCTGATGAGAATTAGAAATAATAAATATGAGTTTTATTCGGGCGGCGGCTCATCGTATGCATACAGTAATCAAATTGGGACTGCGAATTATAATGAGTGGGCGCATATTGCGCTGACAAAATCTGGAACAACAGTGCGCGCTTTTGTTAACGGTATTAAACTCTGGGAAGCAACGCATAATGCCACGAATGTCATAGCCAAATTGATTACAGGTTGGGGTTATGGGTCTGAATATTTTCCCGGGTACATTTCTGATGCAAGATTCGTAAATGGTTCCTCTATTTACACTGCTAATTTTACCCCACCAACGGCCCCCCTAACAGCTATCACCAACACCTCACAACTATTAAATATGTCAAATGGACAGGCGATTGATAACAAGGCTGCGAACAATCTGACGTTAGAAGGACAGGCCAAACTAAGCACAGCACAGAAAAAGTTTGGAGATTCTTCGTTTGTTCTTAGAGGCACAAATACTGGCGATTTTGGTAAGTGCATAATAGAACCGTTTGGAACAGGAAACTTTACTGTTGAGTGTTTTGTTAGGATTAATGATAAAAGTGATAACCAAGGATTTTTTCAAATTGCTAACGGTTGGGTAAATAGCGCAGTTAAAGGCCCTGCATTGGAAATACGCAGTGGTAGATGGCGTTGGTTCTACGGCAATGGCGGTAATGCGTGGCATGGCTCCGCAGGGCCAGCAGCTAATGATACTTGGTATCATATAGCCTTTGTTAGAAATGGAACGACCTCTACTTTTTATGCAGATGGAACCGCTGTTTTAACGGCTTCAGACAGCACTAATTATACATGGGGGCATTTAGCCATCGGTGTTAATTATGACGCTAATTATTATTTTGGCGGTTACATAGATGAGTTTCGTATCACACGAATGGCCCGTTACACCAGTAACTTTACGCCATCTACAGAACCATTCGCAGACAGAGGACAGTAACAATGAAGATAGCAAGATTAGATGGCAGTAACATAAGTGAAATAGCAGAACACAAGTCTCTGTTTCCCAACAGTAGCTTCCCTAAATCTGGACCTGATGCTGATTGGTTAGCGGCTAACTCATGTGCAGAGGTAGTAGTATTTCTAGCTTACGATAGTTCCACACAGAAGAACGAGAGTGTTACGCCTTACTTATCAGACGGCAAAGTCTATACTCGGCGTGTCACAGATATGACTAGCGATGAACGTGCAGCGGTGGTAACAGAGGCTAACGCAGCGACAGCGACACGCAATAGGACTGAGCGAACTAGGCGGCTGGCTACTTGTGATTGGGTAGTAACTAAAGCGTTAGAATCTGGTGGCTCTGTGCCTTCGGATTGGGCAACGTATAGAACTGCACTTAGAAACATAACTACACACGCCAACTGGCCCAACCTGTCCTATCCTGACACGGATGGTAACGGTGGCGATTGGCCTAGTGAGCCTAGCTGATGTTAGGGTTTGCCCCACTAGCTGACAACTCTATTGCTGGTTTTGGCAATGTTCCCGTAGACACGGCGGTTACGGGTGTTGCGGGTACGGGTGCTGTTGGCACTGTTAGTGTAGAAGCCGACATTCAAGTAACGGGTGTTGCTGGCACCAGCGCCGTTGGTTCGGTAACCTTAATAGAAAAGCACAACATATCGGTTACGGGTGTTGCTGGCACAGGGTTTGTAGGAACCGCGAACGTTTGGGGGCAAATCATACCCTCGCAAAACTCTCAGTTCTCTGCTATAACCGTTTCACAAACACCGTCTTGGACGAATATCATCGCGGCATAGGATAACAACATGGCTAGTACATATGTAAACGATCTAAGGCTTGAAGAGATTGGTACTGGCGAAGCGTCAGGTACGTGGGGTACTAAGACCAACGCTAACCTTGAGCTTATTGGCGAGGCGTTTTCTTACGGCTCAGAGGCCATAGCGAATGCGTCTACACACACTATTACGATAGCTGATGGAACCTCTGACCAAGCGCGTTCATTCTACCTTAAATGCACTGGCGGCGGTCAGGCTTGCACGGTTACGCTTGCGCCCAACACTGTGTCTAAAGTTTGGATGATTGAAAA